CAACGAGACTAAGTTCTTGAGAAGGGCCATCTATCTTGATGTGGACTTGGTTGCCAACGGTGACGGCTCTCAGAGAAGCCCATTCAACAACTTGACCAGCGCAATAGACGCGGCTGAGTCAGAAGGCATCAGAGAGCTTTACTTAACGGGTGACATTCAACTCAATCGCAGCCTCAAGAACTTCACCGTTATTGGTGTAGGCAAGCCTGAGATTGACGCTAACGGCCAAGACTTGAAGAACACCAACTTTGAGCTATGTAGGCTTAAAGGCGAGTTCACCAACAGTATTGTTGCTCAGAACTGCACCTTGCTAGACGGCGCGTTCATGAATGGTTTTTATCAGGACTGTGCCATAGACGGCGACGTTACTTGTGTTTCGGGCGGTGAAGTGTTCATGGGCAACCCCGCATCCAGCGTGGCAGGCACGGGCAGACCCACTATTAGCATGAGCGGATCATTGCTGAGTATGCGCGGGTACAACGGTGGATTAACCATATCCGACTGCAACACTGTGACGGACAGGGTTACTGTTGATATGTCTTCAGGATCGCTGACATTCGATGCATCGTGTACGGCAGGCGTCATGGTGGCTCGTGGTGTTTCCAGTTTCGTGGACGCCACAACGGGTGCCACAGTTGTAGATGAGACAATAAACAGACAGCTAATCATTGATTCTGGCGGTGGCGGCACAGGTAGCGGCCTAACGCTGGAGCAGTTTATAGCGTTGAAGGATTGATATGGCGACTCCACGTAAAGGCAAGGCTAAGGTCAAGGTTACCAGTAGCGGCAAGAAAGTCAGCTATGGTCAGGCTGGTAAGGCAAAGGATGGTGGTAGACGGGTAAAGCCCGGAACATCTAAGGGCGACTCGTATTGCGCTCGCAGCCTTGGGATAAAGAAGCGTCTATCAAAGAAAAAGGCGAACGATCCTAATACACCAAACAATCTAAGCCGTAAGCGCTGGAAGTGTTCAGGCGCTAAAAGCAAGAAGTAGGAGATTATATGCCAATCACTAGAGCGCAAGCTGGAAAGCAGACCAAGAACGCACCTAAGACTAAGCGAATGAAAAAGGGCGGTACTGTTAAAGATGCCTGCTATAAGAAAGTCAAAAAGAACTACAAGGTGTTTCCCTCTGCATATGCGTCTGGTGCTATTGCAAAATGCCGAAAAGCTAAGGCTAAAGGCAAGAAGTAATGACGGTCAGGAAGACGAAAAAGGGCGCAGCACTAAAGCGGTGGTTTAAAGAGGACTGGAAGGACGTTTCAACAGGTGAGTCCTGTGGTCGCAAGAAAGGCGATGGACGCGGTACGCCCTACTGCCGACCCACAAAAAAGGTGTCCAGCAAGACACCAAAGACATCTGGGGAAATGACCGCTGCTGAGAAGCGTAAAAAGGTCGCGGAAAAGAAAAAGTTGGGTCAGCCAAAGGGCAAGCCCCGCAGAGTCAAGCCTGTAAAGCGCAGGACGAGGAAGTCTTAAATGGCTACATCTGGAACAACAAGCTTCACCCTAGACATGGGCGACATCGTTGAGGAAGCCTTTGAGAGGGCTGGCCTTGAGTTGCGCTCGGGATATGACCTGAGAACAGCTAGACGATCACTTAATTTGATGTTGCTTGAGTGGCAGAACAGGGGGCTAAACCTGTGGACTGTACAGTCAGCAGAATTACCGCTGGTTGCTGGTATCGGCCAATACACTCTTACTGGTGACAAGTTAGATATAGTTGAAATGGCTTTACGCACCGACGCTGGTGATGCGTCAAAGCAATCTGACCTGAACATGAACAGGATTTCAGTAAGCTCATATGCAAGGCAGACGGACAAGCTGACAGAAGGCAGGCCTATTCAGTATTACGTGGAAAGGACTCCAGCAGGCATCACGCTTAACTTGTGGCCTGTCCCAGACTCTAGAGAATCCTACACGCTGTCCTACTACTACATGGGCAGGATTGAGGACACAGGTTCTGCGGCGTCGTTCAACATCGACATACCCGACAGGTTCCTACCTTGTTTAGTGGCTGGGCTGGCATTCCATATTGCTTCTAAGCGACCCGAAGCCATGCAAATGGTTGCGCCGCTGAAGCAGATGTACGAAGAGCAGTGGTCAATTGCTGCCGATGCTTTCAGGGAGAAGGCGTCCTTGTTTGTGTCTCCGGGTGGATATAACAATTTATGAGCACCTTTGCGAACGGTAAAAAAGCGTTTGGGTTCTGCGATAGAACTGGCTGGCGCTACAACTTGCGTGACCTTGTCCGACAGATCGAGGATGGTCAGTGGAATGGATTGCTGGTTGGCAGAGATGTTGTTGATCAAGATCAGCCACAGTTAAAGCTAGGAGATGTTGATGCAAACGATCCACAGGCACTGCGTAACCCCCGTCCAGATAAAGAGCTTACTGAAAGCCGTGGACTGGCTGCTTGGAATCCAGTGGGTGGCGGCGTTTCTGAGTTTGGCAGTCGTACTGTTGGGCTGGACATCACTGCTGGGGTGGGCATAGTTAAGGTGGAGATAAGCTGATGGCGTTTACCTACGCAACACTAAGCCAGACAATTCAGGACTATATTGAGTCTTCAGAGGCTAGCCTTGTTGACAATATACCTACTATCATCAAACAGGCAGAAGAGCGCATCCTAAAAGCTGTGCAACTGTCTGTTTTTATTAAAAATTCTACCGGAATTGTTAGCACCGGAAACCAGTACCTTCAACTGCCATCTGATTATTTGACGCCGTTTTCAATTGCGATTGACAACAGCGGCTATGAATACTTGATACTGAAGAACGTCAACTTCATTCGCGAAGCGTATCCAGACAGCACGGCTACTGGTGTGCCTAAATATTACGCAATCTTTGATGTCGATAACTTCATTGTTGGGCCGACGCCAGACAGTGAATATACGGTTGAGCTTCACTACTTCTACCGTCCAACATCCATTGTTGACTCAGCAGATGGCACGTCTTGGCTCGGCACAAATGCAGAGAATGCATTGCTTTATGGCTGTTTGTTAGAGGCCTACACGTACCTGAAGGGCGACCCAGACCTAATGCAGCTATATGCCTCAAGGTATGGCGAGGCGATGGGCCTGCTGGAGAACTTTGGCGAGGCCTACGGAACAACAGATAACTACCGATACGGTCAAGTGAGAAAAGCAAGATCATGATGTCGATGACCCCAGTGGCAGTTTCTGTCCAGACAAGCAACAACAGGGGCCATACCCCTGAAGAGGTGGCAGAGCGCTGTCTCTCAAAGATTATCAGCGTGTCAGATACAGCGCCAGAGGTAGTCAAAAAACAAGCAGAAGAGTTCCGGTCTGACCTTAGAAAAGTTTTAATTCACTATATGAAAGAAGCTATCAACAGTGACCGAACTACTATGTATAATATGTTAACAGATAACGGACACTCAGATGTGGCCGAAATAATCAGGAGATTGTGATGGCTTTTACGGGCAACTATATGTGTACGTCATTCAAGAAAGAGCTTCTTGAGGCAGTACACAATTTGTCAGCCGCAGGGGACACTTTCAAGCTGGCGCTCTATGACAGCAACGCCTCATTAACGGCGGCCACTACAGACTACAGCGCAACCGATGAAGTTGTTGGTGCTGGTTATGTCGCTGGTGGTGGCACACTGACCAATGTAGGCGCGACTTCAACAGGAACTACAGGGTTTTGTGACTTTGGCGACATTACGTTCTCAGGCTCTACGCTTACGGCCCGTGGCGCGTTGATTTACAACGCAACCGCAGGAACTAACGCTGTGTTAATTCTTGACTTCGGTTCCGATAAAACATCGGCAAACGGCGATTTTACTGTGCTGTTCCCCACTGCTGACGCCACAAACGCGATCATCAGAGTCGCCTAATGACCGATGTCATTATTGAGTTTGCTGGATGGGGTAGATTAGGCTGGGGCGATGAGGCTTGGTCATCTGGCTTACAGGCAGCAGAGGCTACTGGCGAGGTTGGTGACGTTACTATATTTAACGTCATAAATAGACTCGTTAGCGTAACGGGCGTAGCGGCAACAGTGCTTGGTGGCGACGTAACAACAGGCCTTGGAAAGACCGTTAGCGTTACTGGTTTAGAAGCTCAGGCAAATTCGGGAGCAACCCTCATATGGGGGGCTATAATCCCAAATCAAACGACAACATGGACAGAGATTTCGCCATAAGCGGCACAGAGGATTAGACAATGCCCAGTACATATACAAACAACCTAGCAATTGAGCAGATCGGCACTGGAGAACAGTCAGGTACGTGGGGAAACACCACCAACCTAAACTTTGATCTTATCGACCAGTCTATCTGCGGATTGGGTGCCATCCAGTTACTTGCCTTAGGCACAACAGGTGCACCTAACTTGTTGCCTATAACCAATGGCTCCGTGTCTGACGGGCGCAATGCCTCTATTGAGTACACCAGTAACGGTGACCTAGGAACATCTACTTCCGCATTTGTTCAGCTAACGCCAAACACGGCAGAGCGAATAATCACCATCACTAACTCAATGACTGGCAGCACTGCACTTGAGGTCTTTCAGGGTACTTATGACGCTGGGCGATCACTGATCATTGCCAACGGCGACACGGTTATGTGTAAGTTCTCTGGCATAGGCGCGGCCTCGACGGTAACCGCACTAACCACAGGCCTAAACATTACCGATCTACAGGCCCAAGAGGGCGTTACGATCAAGTCAACAACAGTCGGTACTGACGAGTTCACCATCTCCTCTCAGGTTGTTAATGGCGAATCAGCATTAGTAACGGGCTTTAGCGGGGCCACTGAGGGACTTCAGGTAGTTGCTGACACTGACCGTATCAGAGTGGGCATCAATAAGACGCCAGAGGAAACTGATTCCACCACTACGCTTCATGTCAGCAGTCCCGGCGAAGTCTCGTTGAGGCTTGATTCTACTGGCGCTAACGACGCAAACCTTAGATGGTGTAGTGATGGCGTCAGAAGGTTCTCTATGTACTACGACTGGTCGAATGATTCTTTAAGAATCTACGATAACGTCCAAACATCAACTCGATTCAGAATTAACCAAGATGGCAGCATTATTATTGCTGGGACACTTGAGGGGCGAGACATTGCCGTTGACGGAGGCAAGACAGACGCTCTGTACGCTGGCGAAGAGCGATGGACTAGCATCACTCCAGCAGCATCTGTCAATGTTGACTGCAATGACGGAACAGCGTTTTATCTCAGCACAAACCAGAGCACAGCGATTGCCTTCATAAACCCCCCAACTACTGGCACCGCCTTCGCATTTACGCTTGAAGTATTACAGAATGGTGCGTTTACACTGTCGTGGCCTGCTGCTGTCAAGTGGGCTGGAGGCACTGCACCGCCAGCGCCTGCATCAGGTGAGACT